TGGAAGAGATCTGATGGCACCCGCAGATTCCGCACCCTCTTCTGTGCAGTAGGCAGGAAGAATGGCAAGAGCGCACTGTGCTCTGGCTTGGGCTTGGCCATGCTTGACTTTGATCAGGAGCCAGGAGCTGAGGTGTACTGGGCAGCAACCAAAAGAGACCAGGCCAGGATCTGCCATGTTGAAGCTGAAAGGATGGTGAAGGCTTCGCCTCACCTGAAGAAGCGCATTGGCATCCACAGAAACAATCTCCATGTCAAGGCCACAGGCAGCAAGGCAGAGCCGCTGAGCTCAGATGCCAAGACCTTGGACGGGCTGAGCCCGCACTGTGCTGTCATTGATGAATATCACAGCCACACCAATGCAGAGATCTTTCATGTGCTCAAGTCAGGGACAGGGGCCAGATCTCAGCCTCTTGTGGCCATCATCACCACAGCTGGCTTCAACATTGATGGGCCTTGCTACCATTTCCAGAAGACCTGCCAGGATGTGCTCCAGGGCCTCAAGCAAGATGACAGTCTCTTCCCACTGATCTACAGCCTGGATGAGGATGATGACTGGACAGATCAGGACAGCTGGATCAAGGCCAATCCATCCTTGGGGATCAGCATCAGCATGGACTACCTGCAGGAGCAGTACACCCAGGCCACCAACTATGGAAGCACAGAGGAGGCCAACTTCAAGACCAAGCATCTCAATGAATGGGTGAGCAGTAGTGATGTCTGGATCAAGGATCAGGATTGGATGGCCAGCGGATCTGAGCCCATTGACATTGACCCAAAGGATCTGACTTGGTATGGAGGCCTGGATCTGGCATCCGTCTCAGACTTCTGCTGCTTGGTGCTTGTGGCTGAGATGCCTGATGGCCGCATGCTGGCCCGCAGATTTTACTGGCTGCCAGAATCAGCTTGGGAGCATAGGATGGACAGGGAAGAGAGCAGCATCCACATGGAGATGCTGGATCTGCCGTACTTCCACCTGACTCCTGGCAATGTCACAGACTACAGTCATCTCAGAAGGACCATCTCAGGCTACTATGTCAAGGATGGTGTGGTGCGGCATGACAGCAGCTGCATCATGGATGAGTACAAGGTGGCAAGCATCAGCTTTGACAGATGGAACAGCTCCACCCTGGTGACGCAGCTCACAGGTGATGGAGTGCTCATGGCTCCCATTGGGATGGGCTATGCCAGCCAATCAGCTCCACTGCGAGAGCTTGAGCGCTTGATTTTAGAGAAGAAGATGGTGCATGAGGGTGATCCTGTGCTGCGCTGGATGGTGCGCAATGTCATGATCCAGAGAGACCCTGCTGGCAATGTGAAGCTGGACAAGAGCAAGGCAGGTGACAAGATTGATGGTGTGATGGCCTTGAATTGCGCTGTGGCAGAGATGATGACCAGAACGGCCCAAGGCACAGATGAGATCCCAGATGACTACTTGATCAGAACACTATGAGCTACAATCCAGACAATCCTTTCATCCACCTAATGCGCAAGCTTTCCACAAGGGATGGCTTCATTGATGAAGTGTACAGGAGGCTCCCTGCACACAAGACAATGGTGGACGCATATTGGGATGTGGAGTACGATCACATGAGCTTCTTTGAGCGTCCGAGGTACAGCGGGCATGACAGCTTCAAGACCCAGGTGAGCAAGGCCAGAAAGAAGAAACGTAAAACCATACAAGATGAACAGATTTCAAAACATGGCTGATGATCAAATCATCACAGCCTACCAAAAAGAATGCGGCAATGCAGGATGGGGCTCAGCGCGGGCAACTTACTTGGCAGAGCTGCGCACAGAGATGAAGAAGCGCTTTGAATGCAGCGAAATCATCACAGAAGATGGAGGGCTGCTCTTGGGTCCAGCCACAGTGCAGCTCAGTGATGGCAAGGTCTTGAGGCACAAAAAGGACTAACTTTGGCCGATGGATAAGAGACTGCACTTCTTTGTGGATTTGAGTGTGGAGGTGGTGGCCTCCAGCCTCACCAAGAATCCTGATTCCACCTACAGCTGCCAGCTCAAAATTGATGGGCTGATGAATTCCATCAGTGATGAGAAAGGCCTGGGCATGGATGATGATGAAATCAGGGAGGCTGTGGAGAGAGGTGAGGTGAAGTGCATTGTGCTCAGCGGCTCAGGAACCAAGCTCAGCAAGGACTGAATCCCACCTTCTTAATGTTGCCAAGGGTTACCAGGAAGCAGATCCTCTCTGAGGATTTTCGCTGCCATGAGTATTCTGACCCGCATCCTTGGCTTGGGCTCCACACCATCTGACAAACCGAGTGAAGAGCGCAGTGGGGTGCCATTCCCACCCACCAGGCTGTCAGCTTGGCTGGGCATGGCCACCAAGGCAGGAGTGGGTGTGACAGAGGAGGGCTCAATGGCTCTCTCTGCAGTGTATGGCTGTGTGAAGCTGATTGCCTCCAGCCTGGCCACCCTTGATCTGCATCTGCATCAAGTCAATGGTGATCAAAGAGAGATTGCCAACGCGCATCCCATTTACCCTCTAATCAACAGCACACCATGTGAACACATGACTGCCTTTGATTTTTGGGAGCACATCATTTCAGATGCCTTGCTTCATGGTGAAGGCTTTGCCTTGATTGAGCGAGGAGAGACCACAGGACGGCCTGTGCAGCTGCACCTGCTGACAGCAGACAAGATGCGCAAGCACAGCACCAAAGGCCAGACCACATATCAGCACCAGGATCTTGAAGATCACATCTTCCCAGAAGACCTGCTGATCATCCGCTGCTTCAGAGGCAAGTCACCAATCAATCAGCACATGGAAGGCATTGGCCTGGCTATGGCTGCACAAGAATTTGCTTCCAGGTACTATGGCTCAGGGGGCAATGTGGGTGGAGTGCTGTCCACTGATCGAGCCCTTTCCAATGAGCAATATGAGAGGCTCAGACAGTCATGGCAGCAGACGCATGGAGGCCTGGGCAATGCTCATGAGGTGGCCATCTTGGAGCACGGCCTGAAGTACGAGCCCATGAAGGTCAGCATGGCTGAGAGTGAGTACATCAAGGTGAGGGTGCATGGAGCCCAAGAGGTAGCCAGAATCTTCCAAGTGCCAGGGACCATGATCGGCCTGGATTCCAATGTGAGCTACAATGGAGCTGAGCACCAGGATCTCCAATATGTGAAGCACACCTTGCTGCCCTGGTGCAGACGCATTGAAGATGAAATCACAGCCAAGCTCCTGAGAGAAGGAGAGAGAGGCCAGATCATCCCACGCTTTGACCTGAACAGTCTCCTGCGGGCCGACATAGGCAGCAGGTCTGAATTCTACCAAAGTGCCCTGCAATCAGGGTGGATGTCAATCAATGAGGTGAGGGCCAAGGAGGATCTCAATCCAATTGGACCATCAGGTGATCTGCACCTGGTCCAAGTCAATCAGCTGCCTGTGAGCTCCATCCAGGGCTATGCAGACAGCCTCACCAACAATCAAGAAACATGAACGAAGAAACCAAAGAGCCAGACGGGCTCCAGATAGAAGAGCTCAAAGTTGAGCGCAGATACCTCTCCATGAATGTGGAAGCACGAGATGTGGAGGGCGGTGAGGGCAAGACCGTGGAAGGATATGCAGCTGTGTTCAACACAGATGCTGATCTGGGCGGCTTTGTTGAAACCATTGAGCCAGGTGCTTTTGATGCGGCCCTGGCAGATCCCAAGCTGGATGTGGCAGCTCTTTTCAATCATGACCAGAATCAGATCCTGGCCCGCAATCGCGCGGGTGAAGGCAACCTGGAGCTGTGGACTGATGAGAAGGGGCTGAAGTACAGATTCCAGCTGGGTGATCAGAGCTATGCTCAAGACCTGGCAATCAATCTCCGCATGGGGCTTGTGAGCCAGAGCAGCTTTGCCTTCAGCATCAGGGAGGATGATTGGGACACCAGAGATGGGCGGGATCTCCGCACCATCAAGGCTGTCAACCTCCATGACATTTCACCTGTGGTTTTTCCCGCCTATGAGGGAGCCACTGCCAGCATAAGATCCCAAGAAAAACAACCAACCAAAGAGCCTGCTGTGACTTCCTCAAGGGATCGAGCTCAAGCGCAGCTGGCCATCTACAATCTGACAAAATGAAGAACAGTCTGAAATTGAAGGAGCAGCGGGCCACACTTGTGGAAGAGCTCCAGGCATCTGTGGATCTTGCAACCAATGAGGGGCGAGATTTTTCAGAAGCTGAAGAAACCCGCCAAAATGAAATCCATTCAGAGGTGAAGACCTTGGATGGAAAGATTGACAAAGCAGAGGAGACTGAGAAGATCCTTCTCCGCAATGCTGACACAAAGGCCAAGGCCGTGGCAGTGGATATGAGTGTGAGCAGCGCTGACAAGCGAGAGCAGGAGAATATCTCCAAGCGCTTCAGCTTGACTGAGGGCATTCGCTCTTTGGCTCAGGGCCGCCCGCTTGAGGGTGTGCTGCGAGAGATGGACCAGGAAGCACGAAAGGAAGCCAATGAAAGTGGCATCTCTTTGCGCGGTGAGTTCAACATCCCAGCCTTCCTCAGCTATGGCAAGGAAGCGCGGACAGCGTACGGTGCATCCAGCACTGATGCAAACATCCACGCTGGTGGCCAGGCCAATGTGATTGACAGCGTGAGTGCTCCAATGGCTTTGAGCCTTCAGGCAAAGAGTGTCATTGCACAGTCTGGAGCAACACAGCTCAGCGGATTCTCAGGAGATGTGAAGCTGCCAAACATGCCAGGCAATGCAGTAGTGAGTGATGGTGGCAACGGTGCTGCCAATGAAGGTGATGCAATCACCCCAGGCACAAGCCAA